CGGGGCGTTCGTGTGTCGGAGCTAAACTGCCAAATATATCGAATTTGTACAATTCCGGGTAGAATCAAACCATGCACTTAACTGATGCACAAATCGAAGCTGGCCGATCCATTCACGGCGGCTGGACGCGCAAGCAACTCGCAGCCTGGGGCGTTTCATGGCCGCCGCCGAAAGGTTGGCGCAAAAGGCTCACAAGCGAAAACTCACAGCGCGTACCTTTTCAGTTACCTGTGCGGCCTATCCACTACAAAATGAAAACGAAAGCGAGCAATTTTCCGCACATCCCGCTTGCACGATTCTACTTCCGCAAGCCGTTCCAATCATCGACGCTTGCATGAGCGTGATATATTACGGACAAACCCCCTGGGGTGCGCGAACGGTGAAACAGAGCGCCGCGAACCAAAACGCGCTATAATGCCGACAATGCGTATCTTGATTGCTCTCAGCGAAAACGGGCGTCGGATTGGGGAATCACACCACGCAGCGAAAGTGTCAGACCGCATAGTCGAAACAATGCGCGACGATCATGAATACAACAGGCTCAGCGTGGCTCAGGTGGCTCTCAAGTATCAAGTGCCCTGGGGAACAGTAAACAAGATCCTGCACTATCAGCGCCGAGCAGATCGGCCAGCACGATTCATGGCGTTGGTTAGGTGATGCGAACTGGCAGACCATCTTCGTATACGCCAGCGGTTGCAGAGAAGATATGCGAGGAAATAGCTCTAGGTAGTTCATTAGTAAACATTTGCAAACAAGATGGATATCCTTCAATCGCTTGCGTGTTTGTGTGGTTGACTAAACACAAGGACTTTGTAGACAAATACGCCTGCGCGCGCGAGGCCCAAGCGGAGTTTTACGCTAGCGAAATCATAGACATAGCCGACGAGACACCCATCACAGAGCGCCCTGATCCCGATGGAGGCATGACGAGGTGTGTTGATTCCGCCGGCGTTCAGCGTAATAAGCTACGGGTGGACACTCGAAAGTGGATTGCGTCAAAGCTGCTCCCTAAGAAGTACGGCGATAAGCAACAGGTGGAACACTCCGGCACCCTGACCCTCGAAAGCCTCGTCTGCGGCGATACCCCTTCCAATGACTGAAGCCCAGCGCAAAGCCTCAGCCCGCATCCGCGAGTGGCGACACGACCCAGTAAAGTTCGTGCGCGATGTGTTCCATGCTGAGCCGGACCCCTGGCAGGCTGAAACGCTTGGATATTGTGGGCAGTCTGGGCGTAAGCGCATCGCCATGAAGGCTTGCGCCGGGCCGGGAAAGACCGCCGTGCTTGCCTGGGCAGGTTGGCACCGGCTGGCCTGCTACGCTTCCCCGCGTGAGCATCCAAAGGGCGTGGCCGTGTCGATCACCGGCGACAACCTGCGAGACAATCTATGGGCCGAACTGGCCCGCTGGCAGAATGAAAGCCCATTCCTTCTCAACGCTTTCCAGTGGAACAAGGAACGAATCACAGCCAAAGACCACGCGGAGACCTGGTTTCTGGCTGCGAAGAGTTGGGCAAAATCCTCAGACCTTGAGACGATTGGCCGCACGCTCTCAGGTTTACATAGTAGATTCCCCTTTTACCTAATAGACGAATCCGGCGACATCCCTCCGAACATGATTAAGAGTGCCGAACAAGGGTTGACCTCCTGCGAGGACGGCCTGATTATCACCGCTGGCAACACAACCAGCCAGACCGGACTGCTTTATGAAGTGACGGCGCGCGGACAGGGCGCGATGGAAGAGGGCGGCTGGAAGGTAATCTCAGTCACCGCAGACCCGGATGATCCGATGCGCACGACCCGCGTAGACATCGACTGGGCGCGCAAGCAGATTGAGATGTATGGCCGTGATAATCCGTGGGTTATGGCCTACGTGCTCGGCCAGTTCCCGCCTGGAAGCATCAACGCGCTGATCAGCGTGGAAGAGGTTGAAGCGGCCATGAAGCTGAATCCGCTCATTACCTCCTACGACTGGGCACAGAAGCGCCTTGGCATCGACGTGGCACGGTTTGGAGATGACCGCACAGTGATCTTCCCACGGCAGGGAATCGCCTCGTTTACGCCGATTGTGATGCGCCATGCGCGGGACTCAGCAGTTTCCGTGGACATCGCCAGCCGTGTGATGGCCAAGAAGCACGAGTGGCAGGGAGAGCTTGAGTTCTTCGATGACACGGTTGGCTGGGCGCATGGAGCAATCGACGTGATGCGCGCTGCCGGTAATTCACCCTACGCTATTGCCTTTGACCGCCCAGCCAACGATCAGCGGTACGCCAATATGCGGGCAGAGATGTGGATGAAGATGGCCGAATGGATTAAGGCTGGTGCCGCTTTGCCGCACATCCCTGAACTGGTCACGGAGCTAACCAGCCCAACATATTTCTTTCACAACGGCAAGTTCCAACTTGAGAGCAAGGACCAGATCAAGAAGCGCATCGGCAAGTCTCCCGACCTCGCAGATGCGCTGGCGCTCACCTTCGCTATCCCTGATGAGCCTGGACGCCAGAATGGCTTCATGGACTTTGTGAAGAAAAAGAACTTCGATTACGACCCGCTCTCGCTGGTTTAGGTGTATTCTCGCTGTGTCCACTAAGGAGGGACTTCCATGCCGGAATATGTAGTTTCAGACGAGGCATTACTGGCCGTTTACCATAATCGCCCAGTAGGGACGGTGTGCGATTGTAAGCAGATTCGAGAAGACATAGAAGCCTTCATCCGCTGGCAGTCAGAGAATCCTCCGTCTCCTTCAAGCCGCGATATTCCAGAGTTGATGGCACATCCAAGGATGTTTGAGGAGTGGATTCGCCGGATGTATCTTTCTCAAGCCTAGTACCCATCAAACACACCCATCTCGCTATTCTTGCGGCATGGGCACACTGACGATAAGGCCGGTCAGCTATTCCGACGTGCTCGATGACCCGCGTGCTGTCTCCCTCCTTTCCGGCTACGCGGATGAGTGTGCGATTCCCCTGATCGGCCAGCCCACTCCATCAGCGCCGATGTATGCTGCGCTTGAGTCCTCCCATGCGCTTCAATGCTTCGGCGCTTACGATGGCGACGACCTGATTGGATTCGCATCTGTACTCACCACTATTTACCCGCACTACAGCAAGAAAGTCGCCACAATTGAAAGCCTGTATGTGGGGAAGAATCAGCGCGGTTCTGGAGCAGGACGGGCGCTTATGCAGGCAGTTGAGAACTACGCAGCAGATCATGAGTGCGTAGCAATCCTGTATTCAGCCCCAGCCTGTGGGGATTTCTCTCAACTTCTCGCGCGCGATTCGCACTACAAGCGCACCAACTCTGTGTACTGCCGGAGTCTGGCATGAGCGCCGCTCTGGCCGCGATGTCTCCAGATTTGGTGGCGTCCCTTCGCTTGCTTCAAAAATCGAGAATGGAATTACCTCAAGAGCCTATCCGAACCGAGCACATCCTTCATGCTGGAATGTACGTGCGCACAGTAAGGATTCCTCCTGGAATTGAGATCATCGGATGCACCTATAAGGTGCCCACTATGCTGATAGTTCATGGGGTAACGATGGTGTTTACGGGGGATTCGTGGGTTATGCTCGAAGGCCATCACGTCATCCCTGCTGATTCAGGGCGCAAGCAGATTTTCTATACACTCAGCGATACCGTAATAACGATGATCTTTGCTACCAAAGCGCAGACGATCGAAGATGCTGAGAACGAGTTCACAGACGAGGCAGACTGTCTTATGTCTCGTCGTGCTGGAGAGTTTGATTCGATCACGATCACAGGAGGCTAAGCTATTGAGAAAGCTAATTGTTTACAAGAGCGAAGAGGATTACCGCGAACAGGCCGGGGCTTACCCAAACCTGATCAACTTCCATTTTTTCGGACGGCATGGCGAGGTAGACGATGGCGGCGCTGGTTCGATCCACGTTGATTTTGCCGTAGCGAACAGCGAAGCAGATCAGGCGCGGCTCAGCGGGAATCACTACGATGCGGTAGAAGTGATCGGGAAAGACGACCCAACGGCGGTCTATTTCGAGGTGAAGTGATGTCTGGAGTAATGACAGCAGTCGCAATCGCCTCAGCGGTGACTGGAGCCGCTGGCCTCGGTTATGGCATCTACAACGGCCAGCAGCAGGCAGGGAATCAGCAGAAGGCGCTCACGCAACAGGGCCAAGCGCAGCAGGCCGCCAAAGCTGCCACTCTTTCTACCGAGCGTAAGAATGAGGTTTCAACCAACGCGGAGAACCAGAAGACTCCCGACCTGGCCGCAATTCTGCAAAGCGCCATGAATGCATCCAAGGGCGGCGTGGGTGGGACGTTGCTTACCGGGCCTGGCGGCGCGAGCGGTTCGGGAATGAGCTTGGGGAAGTCCACCCTTTTGGGGAGCTAAATGGCTAACGAGAAGATGCCGGAAAATCTGTCTACGCTACGCACCAGGCTACTCACCCGCTGGGGCGCGCTCAAGACAGAGCGTTCGAGCTGGATGGCTCATTGGATGGACTTGAGCAAGTACATCCTGCCGATGAATGGGCGCTTCTTTCGCAGCGACCGCAACCGTGGCTACAAACGGAACAACCTGATCTACGACAATACCGGGACCGAGGCGCTTGAAACGCTCACTGCAGGAATGTTGTCGAGCGCGAGTAGCCCGGCGCGTCCGTGGCTCCGCTTCACCACTTCCGATCCTGACCTGGCGAAGTTTCAGACGGTCAAGGTTTGGCTGGATGAGGTAACGAAACAGGTTCTCCGTGTTTACCAGAAGTCGAACACCTACGATACTCTGATTCAACTCTACGAAGAGATGGCCGTATTCGGTACGGGGGGAGACATTCTCCTGCCCGACTTCACCACGGT